GGTGAAGGAGATGATCCCGCCTGCGTTCCAGCGGATGAGGAAGTTGGTGCCGGCCGCTGCGGTCTGCGTGCCCTCCAGATCGATGAACGCGACCGGTGGACTGTTGACATCCGTGGCGTTAACGAGAAGACCATGGCTAGCGCTGATCCCGGCGCCTGTTGCAGCCCAGGAGACATCGTCGGCGTCAAACCTCGCGTTGCTCGTGCTGACAATCGAGACCACCACGTTGGCGAGCGCCTGCCCGTTCGTGGTGTATCCATTCGCGTTCGTCACCTCGGTATAGGTGATCCCCGCCAAAGTTGTATCTGCTGCGTTGAACGTCGCCGCAGTGCAGAGTATGAGCCTGTAGGTGTCTGCTACTGCGTTGGCACCGCTGGCGAAACGCGACCGCGTGTGGTTGTAAAGCGATATGGTCGCCATGGTGCTGGGGCAGGCCTGGTGTCAGTCTACGAGACCGTCGCGTAAAACTCTGTTACCGCGATGAAACTAGGCTTAGAGATCCTGACGTATCGAAAAACAGATCCTGGCGGCACAGCATAAGACTGAATGCCCTGGGTGAATGTTCCGGTGCTGGCAACCAGCTCCGTCCATGGTCCGCCGGTGCTATTGCTGCCGGCAATATACGCATTTTCAGTGACAGATTTATTCCAGCCACCAGCCAACGTACCCGCGAAGTTGCAGCCAACCCAGATCCTGCCAAACGCCGTCGGCGCCCCGAAATCCATCCGAACCCACGCGATGGGCGAGGCGAATGCTGTAGCGGTTTGAGTTGTTTCCGCGAATACGCCATTTGTCATCCCAGCCGCTGTAGCTGCAGTGTTCCCCGAGTTAACACTGATCTGGGCATAAGTGGCAGGGATTGGTGTTGGGGGCAAGACCTCTTCGAATGTTGGCGCGATGCCTTGAACCTGAATCACCGCTGCAGGAACATCTAGGATAAAGTCCTCAGTGTTCACGAATGTCGGCGCGAGGCCTCGGACCTGAATTATTGCTGAAGGGGCGCCTATTACCACGTCTTGAGTGCTTGATATATCCCCAGACGGATCAGGCGGCATCATCTCCAGCTTCACCGCGACATCATAGTGGCCGTTGCCGTCCTCAGATACGCGCGGAATCTCGGTGTACCGCCATGTGTAGGACGGTGGCGTTGGGTCCGTGGTGCCGATCCAGAGCGCGGATGGCAGAGTAAAGACGTTGAATGTGCCCCGGCTGGTGATGTAGTGCGTGCGGACGCTTAGCATGTCCGCCTCGCTGAGACCGATGTACTGCAGTTCAATGCCGGCACCCACAATCACGTTCGAATGCCGGACCTGCGTATGCGCGCCGCCCATAGTCCGCAACAGTGCATGGCTGTAGTCGCCCAGCGTGAACACGCGGGATGATGGCGTGAGAGAAGGGAATACAGCCATTAGATGTCAAGGCTAGAAAGATTAAAGCCTAGCTCTACCAGTTTTGTTGCATTGTAATCGGGGAAGTTATTTATGGCGAAGTCTGTAGGAGGTGTTGACTCGAAATTGATTCCGGAATCAGTCCACGGTGAGATGTCTTCAGGTATGGGACCGCCGTTCGGCCATGGCCTTGAGATGCCGCCCGGAGACACCCCTACTGGTGCCGCACCGTCCAGCGCGAAGAACCTGCCGGGCTCCGGATGATCGTCGAACCGATGCAGCCACAACTGAGAGAGAATCCCAATGGACCGCAGATGGGCCGCTGCATCTTGAAGCAGCAGGTTCTCCAGCCCTGCATCAAATTGATTACGCTGCGTCTGCTGCGGGTAGCTTTCATCCAAATAGGAATAAACGCCAGAGCCCCAGCCTCGCAAATTGTTGAATAAATTGTTGATTCCGTAGCCAGTGATTGCCCTGTTCTCCGGCCTCCATGGCCAGAGGTATTGCAATTCAGGAACCATCATGTAGTCGTATCCCAGTATGGCTGCGCGGATGTCTGCTGGATCTGTGCTTTCTGTGATTCGTGGCTGCTGTCGTGTTGTTGTCGTGGTAAAGAATCCTCCACCTTGTACTTCATCCCACTCGTACAGCGCCCCTCCCGTTACGTTGTAGTGCCTGACCCCTGCACCTTCATTTAGCACCCTGATCGGGTAAATAGTGTCTAGCAAGCCTTGTAGCGCGGACGGGGTGCTGATCGGCTGAATCGTTGAGTTGTTGAACACATAGCAGCTCAGCAGCCTTGAATCGGTCCGGTAGGTAGCCGACTTAATTGGCGGGAGATCCGGATTTGGTGTTCCAGAGTACGGAATCGGACCGAAGTCTCCGTTTGTTCCAGGCTCCACCTCAATCTGGACGACTTGCGTAGGACCGCGAGCGAGCTCCCATGTCCAGGAATATCGGGCGAATCTTAACTCAGGCGCGACCGGCTGGCCGGGTACGGTTGGCAGCGGATTAGACGCAGGCCTATAGTGCAACAGCGAGCCCTGATAGTTCTGCGCAACAACCAACACCGCTAGATCATCTCTATAGGGCAAAACAAGATGCCGTACGTCGTTGCCAAAGGTGAGATTTGATTGCGTTTGCGTATAAGGAGCGCTCAGCGGAGGTAGCGCGGTTGCGCCAGAAGGAGATGGAATCACTTCCTGGCTGGATTGATCAGCACTGGTCAGCTGGTACGCGCTGCCATTCCAGGCATAACTGATCCCAGCGATGGCCAGCGGGGGCGTTTCATATGGCGTTGATCCATACCTCGTGGCAGCTTCCAGCTGTGGTGTTGTTGCTACCACGCCAGCCGCCGCCAGGCGCGCCGAGAATCCACCCTGCCGGATCTGCGAGATGCCCACCCTGCGGCTGTAATCAATCGGCATGGCTCAGGCTGGTAGGGGCATGTGGTAAGTCAACCGACCCACCAGCAGCCCATCGAACACCGGTGCTGATCCGCCGATGATGTATGCATCGCTGGCCCCAACCCATGCACTGCCGTTCCACAGCCACCGTTCAGCATCTGGCGGTTCGTGCGCTGCGCCGCCCGGGTTCGATGGTGGTGATGTGCCGGGCGGCCCTGCCGGTGCCGCTGGCGCCACACCTTGCCCGGTGTAGTCCCAGTCCTGCCCCACCAAGTCCCAGGTCCAGTCAGTGACGGCATCGCCGGTGTAGGACCAGTCCGATTCCGCCTGCCGCCATTCCCAGTTTGCCCAGTTCGCGCCGCGATACTGCCACTTGTTCTCACTTGGATGCCACCGCCAGTCCACACCCGGCTCCGGATAATCCCACAGCTCCGTAGCAGGGTTCCACTCCCATGGCCCGAACATCCGCCCCAGTGCGCCGATCGTCATCGTGCCGACTGCCACCACCTCGCTGCCATCCGCGTCGATCATGATGTCCGTGATGTCGAGTTCGAGGTTCTGCATTGCGTTGTGCACCGGCGGGCTGTCCATCTCCACCTGCACCACCACGGTGTAGTGGTCTGCCGGCGGCGTGGATGTCGGCAGCGGCGACGGCGGACCAGCTGGTGGGCCATCAGGCCGTGGGTCAAGCGCCGTCGCACTGGAGTTACGCCGCCAACGCTGCGCCGTCAGCAGCCACTCCCAACCGATCAGCGGTGTGCCGGTGAACGACCACCGCTGATCGGCCTGCACCCAGCTCCAGCCGGTGGCGGTGCCTGTCCATTCCCACTGATCCAGATCGGGATCCCAAGTGAAGTCCGTCGCGTCAGGGCCATCCCAGCTCCACTCGCTGGTGTTGTCGTCATATAGCCAGATCCCAGGCGGCAGGATCGTCGGCGTGCCGACGTACGCCTCGACGTCGTAGGTCTGCGTCGCGCTCACGTCCAGCGCCGGGGTGGTGATCTCGTCTGTTTCGGGGTCCCGGGCCGGGACGTACCCGCCACCCGACCAACTCACGATCGACAGCGTGCGGGATGTAGCGGCAAACGGCGACTCCCCGGATGATTCCACCGTCGCCATCGCATGGGTCTGCCCCACCGGGATGGTCAACGTGATCGTGTTCTGCTCGCCGAACTGCCCGTTCTCCGGATCCCACTCCGCCGTCGTGCCATCGGTCAGCGTGATCTGCAGGGCGGTGTCGCGCGGCGGTTCGCTCACGCTCACGTCCACCCGCACCGATACGAACCCTGGTTCAAGGATCAGATACCAGACATCCGGATACCCCACCAGGGGAGAGCTCATCGCCACGGTGGCGGTGTACGCATCGCCGGCGTTGTCGATCGGCGTGTCGTCCCAGTCGAACTCCGGCTGAGGCGCTTCGACGCCGCCGGGGCCCCAGCCATCGCCGGTGTCCACCACGCCCTCCGGCAGCGTACCGGCGTAGAGGTCATCCTCCAGATCGATCGGCGACCAGCCATCCCATGGGCCATCATCAGGCAGCACGCTGGTTTCGAACGGATCGTTGAGATCACAGTTCACCGCCGCCCGACCGGTGGGCAGCAGCAAGCCACCCACCTGGACCCGGGTAACATCAAGCGCCACCAGGCTCCGCCCCTGATCGTCCACCGGCAGATGGGTGAGCTCGATGGTGATCTGTCCGTTCGCTGCCCGCGCCAGCCGGTCCACCTCATAGAGGTAGTCGTGCATCTCGTTCACACCCACCGATGCAACGCGCCGCAGCCGCACGCGCACCACGTCGCCTGGGGTGAGGGTGGAATTGAACGCCCCGGGCTGCACGCGGATAGTCATTCGGTGGTCGATGTACCGCCGGCGGGCGAGGATGTATGCGGCCACCCGCACGGCATGCTGTTCGGTCGTGCAGAACGCGGAGAGGTCATGCTGCTCGAACGGGCCATCCGGTGCGCTACCGGCATACCGAACCTCAGCCGTGCGGGCCAGGCCCAGCCCATCCTCCGGCTGCTGCCGCCACAGCGCATGAACACAAAAAGGCAGGCGATCTGTGCGGCTGGTGTAGCTGATCTCCACGCTGCCAGGCTGAACGTAGTCCTCGGTGAACGTGAACACCCACGGCACCGGGCCGTCGTTGATCGTGCCGTCGCTGTTTGTCGGCAGTAGCGGCCGCAAGCCACGCCGCCCGCTGCGGCGTGATTCGCGCAGAAGGAAGTAGCTGATGTGCTTCTCCAGCCAGTCCGCAAGGTTGGACGGGCTGTCGACGCGCATGTTGCACCAGAATCCGTTTGCCTCGGTGAACTCCGCCGCCGCGAGCAGGGCATCAGAGTCGATCAGGTCATCCGGTACGCGGGAGGAGCGGCGCAGCAGCCACCGCACCAGGTCGGCCACGTTGTTCGATGGTCCTTCGGTGCCCTCGATCAGCCGGTCCACGTGCATGCCGCCGCGGGCGAAGACATGCACCTGCCGGTCCCACTGCGTGAACCCGGCAGGGATGGTGTTCACGAACGAGCCGGTCGTCATGCCGGCATAGCTGCCGGTGCCCGTGCCGCAGTAGATCGGGCAGTCCGGCACCTGATCCTCGAAACCAGGCTGCGGAACGATGAAGTTCCCCGGGCCCCACGATCCGGCGCGGCGGTTGTAGATCGAGGTGAACGTCCCGACCCTGCAACTCTGCTGGAACACGTCCCGCACCTGGATGCCGTCCATCACCCCCTCGGTGAGCACCACCAGATAGGACGCGGTAACGGCGTTCGTTGCGTCGTTCTCGAAGCGCGCCTCGGTCGCCGGAGGACTGATCAGCACACCACCGGCCCCGGCGACGCGGCGGCCGAAGATGATCGGCACCGGGTCACCGATCTTCGCCGCACGCTGCTGGCTGTCGAGCGGATCGCTGCCGCCGGCGGCGCTGCCCTGCTGGTTCGGTGTGTCGATCTGGCCACTCCCCGTCGTGGGGGTGGACGTGATGGCGATCGGTTCAACGCGGATCGAGAGTTCGCTCACAGCTGGCAGGGCACCCCGATCAGTTGGGAGGTCATCGTGCGCGGCGGCACTTGAATCCCGATCGGCGCGAGCGTCGAACCGAGCTCAACCTCCACCCACGTGAAGCGACCCTTCAGGCCGATCACCTCACCGATGTAGGAAGCAATCAGCAGCTGGCCGGCCTGCGGTGCGTTGTTGCCCTGCTGTGGGTCGAACTCGTACTGAGTCACCTCCACCATGTGGCCATTGCGGAGGGCATCGCGCACGGCCGGCAGGGTGATGCTGGTGACCGGCAGGCCTACCACCAGCGACGCCTCTGATGATGCGTCACCAGCCACGATGCCGTCCGCATTGAACGGCTGGTAAGCCCACTGCTGTCCGTTCCATGCGACGGTCTGGTTCACGTAGTACGACTGCCACCGGTGCAGCGACCCGCCGCCGGAGAAGATCCGCAGATACTGCGACTGGGCGGTAACCGCCATCAGGCCATCCCCATCGACCGCCGACCGCTGGGCGTGCGCAGGGTGGCGTAGATCTGCGTCGTGGTCTGCCGCACCGCCGCCTCGAGGTCCTGAAGGGTGACGTACTTCTGGCCGCCCTGATCCAGCACGGGGCCGGTAGTGATGTTCACAGACACGGCGCCGCCGCCACCGCCGCCGGTGGCGCTACTGGTCGCCAGCATGGTGGGCGTCTGGACCGGGCGGGACATGAGCACCGCCTGCCCGCGGGCACCCTCGAGGTAGGCCCGGGCCGCATCGCCCATCTTGGACTCGGGCACGATGTACTCCGGCTCACCGCCTTCGCCGACCAGCGCAACGGTGGGGCGGTTCACGACGCCGCCCTCCGCGAAGGATGGGATGCTTACGGGCGAGATCTTCGCCAGTGCACTGAGCCCCACGGCGCTCCGCACGCTGTTGATCCCGTCGATCAGCTTGTTCAGCATGGAGATCACGCCGTTCACCACCCGGCCGATGGTGCCGACGATTCCGCGGAACGCTCCCACGATGCCGCCGGCGATGGCCTGATAGGCCGCTGCCAGGCTGGACGCCACGCCCTGCACCATTGACGACATCCACTGCTGCAGCGCAGCCCATGCCGTCTGGATCGGCTTCGTCACGTACTGGTCAAAGGCAGTGCTGACGCCCACCCATCCGGCGGTGATCAGCTGCCCGAGCACGGCCCACGCCTGCACGACAAAATCCCGCGCCGCCATGAACGGCGCCACGAATACGTCCTGCACGTAGGTGGCGATCCATCCACCGGCGGCGACCGATGCCGCTTTCACCCCGTCCCACATCTGCCCGGCCAGCTGGGCGATCCTGGCGCCGAGCAGTACCCACGGCTCGACGAACCACTGATAGAGCGCTTGCCGCCACCAGGCGAAGAACCCCAGCACCGGGGCCTTCACCTGCTCCCACATCGCCACGGACATAGCCACAATCTGCTGGCCGATGGTGACCCATGGCTGAACGAACCAGAGATAGA